GAACACAGGTAGAATACCTTTCTTTTGTGCATCAACCGCAGATTTTACTAATGCAGTTGTTTTACCCGTATCCGAGTGACCCAAGAACATATTCAAGTGTCCAATCGCAGGACCTGGAAGTCCAACCGCATCTAAGAAATCAGGACCTAAGTCAAAGAATGTTTGGGGTTTGTATTTAGCTGAGGTAGAGAATTTTTTCTTTACCGAACTAAAATCATTCTTTTTAATTGCCATAATTACTTTTGTAAAATTCTTTTAAGTTTTCTAATTTGTCTTTAGCGTTTGAAAGTTTTTCAACAAACTTATCCATCTCTTCCAAATGTTGTGGGTGTTCACCAATACCAACAGGATTTTCCATATACACCATTAAGGTTGCTTCTGATTCACTAACTTCACTCTCGTATTTTTTAACAAGAGATTCATACATTTTTTCTCTAATTTTTTTCATTATTTATATTTTGTTTTTTTTATTTAAAAGAAAAAGCTTGGACACTTTGTCCAAGTAAATGTCCAAGCTTAATTATAATGTTAGAACGGTAAATCATCATTAACCTCATCATTTGCCTGAGGGTCAACCATTGCCGTCTCTTTTTTCGCTCCACCCATAGATGTTGTTGATTCAGTGTCGTTACCATAAACGTAACCACCTTTATCACTATCCCATTTTGGAGTTTCTCCACGAGCAATCGCCTCAAGATATTCAACAGGTTTCTTAGAGTATACGTCCAACCAAGTTAACTCGTCGTTAATCCAAGCATCCGCCTGTTCTTTTTCTGTGTGTACAGGAGCTGGGTCATCATACATAATTGTTGATACACTTGTGTATTCTTTACCCGCAGGTGTTTTAGATTTTGTCAATTCAACAATAAGGTCACGACCTTTCTCAGGGTCAGTAATGTCACCTTTGTTTCTCCAAATCGGAATGATTTTATCCAAGATACCATCATTCTTATAATTGTGTTTAAATCTCCAAAACTTCGGACCATCTTCTTCGTGGTCTCTATCAATAACTTTTACAATATAGAATTTACGAGATTTATATTGTTTTGCCAATTCTTTGTCTGACTCTTTGCCAGTTGCCATCAACTCTTCATAAACCTCATTCAATGGAGAACGCTCGTTGTCATTCTTTCCTGGGTCATAGAATTTTTGCCATTGACCACCAACTTGAATTTCGTGGTACCATGCTTCTTTAAATGGTGAACTACCATCGTGTGTAGGTAGGATACGTACTCTACGTTGTCCTGATTTTTCTTTATCTCCGAGAATAAGAGCGAAGTATTTCTTCATTCTTTCATCTTGAGACATCTTACTTTGGGCCCCGCCCCCTTGTTGTGCTTTTTCGTACTGTGCCAATACGGCGTCTAATGAACTCATCATATTTTATTTAAATTTTAATTTGTTGTTTCGTTACTCAATTATAGTCTAGTTTTGTGGGTTAGTCAAATAAAAAAGCCACCTTTTTGGGGTGGCTTTCATTTGTGTATTAGTTAACGTTATTTGTACTTATATTCATCTTTAAACCCATTTCCTTGAAAGGAGCTTTTAATATCATTAACGTTTATGTCAGTCACATCCTCAGGTGTTAAAACATAATCATTTTTTCCTGTTTTTTCCATCTCATCTTTTTTATCATCAAAAAATTGTGATAATTTTTGATTAAACGGGTATGAATCATAACTTCTCAATTCCAATTTTTCTTGGGGTGTTTTATCTCTATATTTCTCAATTTTGTTTTCAAGAGCGTTAAGTTTGTTCATAATAGCATCCATCTCACCTAATCTTGATTCCAATTTATTTAATTGTCCAAATAAGTTGTCAAAATAGTCATCTTGTTTCTTCTCAATATTTTTTTGAGAATCTACTAATTCTGTTATATCCAATTCTTCAGTACCACTTTCTTCGTCCGCACCTTCTTCAGTTTTTCCCTCATCGTCAATTTTTTCAACATCAGGGTCATTCTCAACATCAATTGGTGTTGGTGTTGCCCCTGCTGGCGGTGGTGGTGCGGTGGTTAAATCTTCCGCAGGTGGTGGCGGTGGAGTCGCACCAGCCTCAGGAGCTAAAGCTGCTAAGTCTTCTCCTGCCTGTTCAGTTATATAATTGTTGATACTTCTGTATCTTTGAATTTCACTTAATATTTTCTTATCTAAACTCATTGTATTATCCGTTTAATAATTGTTTAATTCCTCTAGATGTTTCTACTCTAACCTTTCTATTGGCAGTTGTTTGGTGACCCGCTCTTTCAATAAGACCATCTTTCTCTCTTACTGTGTAGCAATCTCCAGTATCTAAGTCGCAAACTTGTTTAGTTCCGTCTCCGTTATCTTCCTCTGAAAATCTAACTGACTTTCCAAGATAATTGTCTAATGTTGCTTTTAAGTTCATAAAAATCTTTTTATATAAATATATGATTAAACAATAAAGTGAATGTGTTATTATTCACTTAATTATTGATATCTAAAATTAAATGATTGTTGTACGTTTTGTGGGTTTGTCGTTTTGTTTGTTGGCACCGCAATTATTGTGAATTTTACGTAAACTCTCTGTGTTGGATTAATTGATTGATTTACAAGAATATTTCCAACATTAGTATTAGTTATATAGAATTCATTATTTGACACATATCCTGTAATACTTGTTGTGAAAGTTTTATTTAATGATAATGTGTTCAAGTTATTTACAGTTACATTATCATATACCGATACTGTCATTGCAACGGTTTCCTGTATTGTCCAAGTGTTTGTTAACAACGCTTTAGGGTTTACAACAACTGTTAAGTTATCCGTTATATCGTTAGTTAATAATTGACTTTGACTTGTTAAAACAATAACACCACTTTGTTGTGGTTGGGTATTTGTATTTATTGGATTACCCTTTGTCGGTGTAACTTGTGCTGGATTATATGTAAAATTAGTAATGGTAGAACTGTTTCCATATCTACCTCTAAGTGTTATTGGATTGTTTTGAACAACTGTCGTATTACTATAAGGGACAACAACAGTAATGTTAAACTCATCTATTATTGTGATACCTGTGGTTGTTGTTATATTATTTATTGTAACACCAGTAACTTCGTCCAAATTATTACCTGTGATATATAATATAGTTTTACTTATCCCAGTCAATGGTGTGAATGATGTTATTGTTGGTGGTGAACAAGGTGTTGCAACCGTTGTTGTCGTATTTAAATTATTTGTTGCCGATGTTTGAGTTTGTGGTTTCTTAGTTTGAGTCTTTAATTGTCCTGTTGAATCTACGTTTAGTCCCGCATCTCCAGCTGATTTAAATGCTTTATCAAATGTTGAATTTAATGTTGTGTATTCACTAAGATGTGAATCATAATACGATTCTGAAACGTCTGATACAGGCCAATAACACACATAGAATTTAGTCATTCCCAATCCTGTTGTTGAATTATATATCCTATCAACTTGTGGTGATAACCTTGCAATCATAAAATCAAAGAATTTACCAATACTATCAAAATTAGCTATTGGTTGAGATGTTGGTTTACCAGTTGAGTTTGATATGTTAACACAAGAATATTTTTTATTACTAAAGTAATTACTACTTGCACCGTAATCTGTAGTTAATGTTATGTTAGCGTAGTTATTATTATAACCATAAAATTTACCATCTCTAAATGTTTTAGCATAAGAAATACAATAAATAAGAACCTGTAATCTAGTGTCTAAAGTTTTCTTTTCAAGTTCTGTAACAAACTCACTTTGAGTTAAACTCATCGTTGCCGATGATTGTACATCACCCCAAGTTTCGTATGCCAACGCTAAATTACTACTACAAGAGTTTTGAGCGGCCGCAGTGCTGTCTGCAACCTGACTAACGTATTTGGATTTATCAACATTAGTAATTGCCTTAGCGGTAACAGTATCTTTTCTGTTTTTAACAATTGTTTCAATTTGTGTTAACAAATTTTGATTAATACTTTGTAGGAAGTTATCTATTGGTGGTAAATCATAGATACCTTGTCTAACTCCACCAAATGTTGTTTGGAACGACCCTGGTGTTATCGCATGGCTAACCTCAGTTATATAATACGGACCATTAAACATTGGTACGTGTCTCAAATTAAAATACATCGTCGGTTGTAACAATGCATTACCTAAACATTGTACTTGACAACTATAACTTCTTTGTTTGTATAAATTATATAAACTATTATTTTGAGT